TAAAAAGATATCACAGCACTAGCCAAACCACCTAAATAACCGAGTACCAAATTAATTAATGCTTCGCTATTTTGTTCTGGTGGTTGAATCGTTACTAAAAAGATATAACCTAAAAAGCCACCGACCATAGCTATACCAATAATACGTGCGGTCCAATCTTTGCTAAACTTGGTTCGTGCATCTTGCTTATCAAGTGTTTCTAATTTAAAAACGTCTACTTGAAGTTCTTTCATTTTTACTTCGAAATCTTTTTCTGCTTTTTTGATTTCTAACAGTTGTTCAGGGGTAGCGTTTTGTAGTGCGTTCTCAATGGCTTGTTGATTGTTATCAACACCAAGAACTTTAGAAATTACGTTTGACGCCATTCCACCTAGTGGACCACCTAACGCCGTACCAAGTGTGGGTGCGACTGCACCGACAACATTCTTCAAAAGGTTTTTCATAGCAAAAGTATAATCCAAAAAAATTTTTTCGCAAAATTTTTTCACTAGGGACTTATTTGTAAAGTAGATGCAATTAAGAGGCTGAAACTAAGGGACGGCGGAGGGTACGGAGGCAGCGGTAGCGTAGGGGGGTATAGGGGGCTTTCTAAGGGCGTAGAAAAAGGGCTACAGTAGTAGCCCTTATGGATATATAGTTATTAAGTTAGCTTAGCTTAGCTTAGTTCTATGAAGCCTTTATCAGCTAAGTCTTGTCTATAGTGGTTAAATACTTTTAAAGCTGTTTGTACAGTTTTAAAGTTAGTATTATAAACTAGGCTATCGCCTTCATATTTACCTACGCATAGGTCGTTAATAGTAGCTTTATAGTTATCAGCGTTAGCTAATGCTTGTATAAAACATTGAGCTTGAGCAGGTAACTTGTTAGCACCCTCAGTTGTTAACAATGTAACTACAGCGTTAGGAATAAAACCCTGCTTAGCTTTAAAGTTAACGTCAATAGCTTTCTGTTTCTTGGTAGCTATAACCTCACCTTTTTTAGGATTTATTTTATTGTTCATACTGCCTATTATACTTACTTTTATTACGAACTCAATAGGTTAGTCAAAATTAATTAAATTATTTTAGGTTAGTTAAAAGTAGTAAAGTTAGTAATTATTTTAGAAAGAACGAAGGACGGAACGAAGGACCAGGATTATTACACGCGAACGAAAGAAAGAACGAACGATAGATTGATAGAGTAGAGGGACAAGGATAGAGTGAGGCGACGGATAGAGCGACGGATAGAGTAGAGCGATAGACTAGACTAGAGTAGACCATAAAAAAGGCGACCGAAGTCGCCTTTTGGAACCAGTCAAGGTTTAGCTAATTGTTACTAAACCCTCATCGATAAGTCTAGCTCTGTAATGAGACCAGATATCCATCGGTGTTTGGACTGTTACCAATCCAGCTTTTAGTAAAGCTGAGTCTTTGGAACCATCTTCTCCAACCAGCTCACCAACTGTAAGACTGTAGTCTTTCGCAGCTAGTAAAGCTTCGATAATTTTCCCAGCTTGGGCAGGGAATTTACCCTCAGGTGTTGCAACCAATGTAACAACTGAATTATAGTTAGCAGTCCCTTTCTGGTTAGCTGCTTTAAATTTCTTATCTATCATAATTTCTCCTTTCTAGATAGTGGGCTAAGCCCTAGTTAATATAGTACCTATTATAGCAGCGATTGGTATCAAAGTAAAGGAGTAAAAGATAAAGAAGAAAGTCCATCAATCGTTCTTTCTTTCCGTCGGTCAGTGTTTCTTGGTGAAGTCGCCTTCGATTACATTGTCAGTTTTCTTTGCAATCAATTCTTTGAGGCGAGTGAGTATATCGTCTTTGGTCATCAAATCAATCTTTGCAGTCAATATTTCACGTCTATCGATGTAGAGTCCACCAGCTTTGCCTCGATGGACTTCGGCGGTGATGGCTGCGGATATCTGTCCTTGGTCTTTGGCTTCTTCCCGTAGGTCGTGTAGAGTAGAGAGGTGGTTCTCTAGAGAAACTGCTTCCTTCTCTGAGGCTTGGATTTCCAAGTCAATGAGGTAGTTTCGTACAACAGGGTTATGATTGAGTAGAACGCTGCCCTGTGTCTTAGCACCCTTCCTATCTTTTGTATATCCCGCTTTTATCGCGGCTTCCGTAGCTGTTTGACCTTTGATATACTCTTTACAAAATAGTTTTTGTTTAGAGTTGAGTGGTTGCCACGTCTTACCGTTTTGGTCAACAAATGCTTTACCGTCTTCTGTTGGAACTAAATGAGTATAAGTTAGCTTTTTCATTGTAATACCTCGCTTCAGCAAATGATATTACAATATTATTAAAAAAGATAATTTTCAAATTACTTTTCTCGTGCCCTCTAGTAATCTTACCATAGTTTCTAATAACTAATAGAAAATCTATTAGTTTTGAAGATTCAAAGAACAGAGTAACAAAGAGAGTTACAGAACGATTCTATTAGTATATTAGAGATATTAGTAGTTTTGAAAACTTTTTGATAAAAACTTTTTTATTTTTAAAAACACTAATACGATAGGTCTAATAATAAAAAACCCCCGAGCCGCGGACAACGGCACGAGGGCATTTAGTAGATAGTCTAGTCTTTTCTTTGCTTGTCGTGTCTCGTAATTTGAGCTAACATCCCTGCATGTGGGTCGCCCGACTCTACAGTAAATATAAAGTATATATAATCGTTATCTTCCATTACTTCAGTAGTCGCTCTACTAGTGTAAGCGTTTTTAGGACTCACGTCACCTTGTTCGTTCTCGTGTAAGAATAAACCGTTTACGCTGTATCCTCCTGGTGCACTAACCTCACCAATGTCGTCTAATAAAGACGCTCCGTCTTCCGATAAAGATATCACCGAATGCCACTCGTCCACTCGGTTTTTATCCAGCTCTCGCTGTATATTTTCGTATATTTCGTTACTGTTCATATCATTCTCCTTTCTATTAAAATCGTAAAAGTAATTTTTTACCCTTATATTATACCTAAGAGCAGGGCGATAATATACCAACGTACGAAAACGCATACGACTTTTAGATTACTACAGGCGTAAAAAACCCCCGCACTAGGCGAGGGTCTGTCTTTCGTGGTGAATCTAACTCGTGGAATCTATCTTTTGCTGTTTAGCTTTGAGCGTTGCTCCTTAATATCGATTTTTCCCTACCCGTCAGTAGATTCATGCACTCTTATAAACCGTTTTCGTCGTAGTAATTGGCTTCTTCGATCACTCCGTATGGATACTTTTGATTTTTAACTAATACAGGAATTCGTAGACTAAAGCCAGTCCCTCCTTCGTATTCAAAATGTATATAATTAAATAAGTCATTAGTTTCTACGCTTATACTTACTTCAGAGGGCTCGGTAACTCGACCTAACTCCATATCGTCCGCATGTACAACTTCTTGTTTAAAACTGCCTACGTCTTTAGAATAAATAATTTCGGTTAAATAATCCATCGGGTCGAAGTTATCTTTAATACGTTCAGGACTATCGCCTGTAGAGATATCTATATTTTGCAATCCTGTAGGTTTAAATTTACTCATATTATTCTCCTTTCTTAAAAATTTCTACACGTCCTTGATAACAAGTCCCACCGTCGGCGACCTCGACTTGTTCGTATTTATCGCAAAGTATCAAATATTCGTTAGTTTCGAATATGTATATATAAAGTCGGATACGTTCGCCGTAATGTATACATTCACCTAAACTCGCGTTAGCTTTAATTTTTATCGAGCTATCGCCGTTATTAACAATTTCTTCAAGCATATCTTCTATCAACATACCACCGTCTTCACCATCGAGTGGTTTAGGGTGACAATATGCTTGGTCTAAAGTTTTGAGTATATCGTTCATTTTATTCTCCTTTCTATCGTAGTAGTTATTTACTACCCTTATATTATATAAAAGATTATTACCAAAATAAAACATACCAAGAGCCTAGCAGTAAGTAAGCGACTACTAACCAAAAGATATCTTGATTATTCGGCATCGTCCTTTACCTCGACTTCTCGCTTACCACAATACTCGCAATAAACTACGCTTTCAAGAACTCCGTCTTTATTAATTTTAATATCGTTGACTAGTTCACAGTCGCCGAT